TTCCTTTTCTTTACCGAAGTTACCTTCAACTACCTTCATTTTTACCTCTCTTGTGATACTCCTTGCACACTTGGTCAAAGGTTTCCCACATCTCATCAAACTTGATCTCGTACAGTTCCTTGATGGCAAAGTACTTGTTAATCATTGCGTCAGTCGCCTTCGGGCTGATGTGGTCATTCCACTCTGCTGAGTCTAGGAAGTATCTAGTCACTAGGTCGATGTCCTTAGTGACGTTTGCGAAGTCTAACATCTGCTGTTCTAGATCAAAGATAGCACTCATAAAGCCACCTCTTTGATTAACCACTCTAGGTACACCCTAGCCTTACGTAAGTCCTCTATCCCATTCTTGTACTCGTACCTCCACAGGTACTTCAAACAGTTCCCTTTGAGATAGCCCTTGTACTCCTGTGGGTGCATAGACGCCTTGATTGCTTCTATTGCCTCTATAGCTCCCCTGTTGTAGTGGTCAGGCTGCGTCACTGGGTTGTGATTATCCTGAGGGTGGTACAGCTTACCATAAGTAGTTTTAGATAGCTTGTCCCACTCGTCTGGCTTTGCTGTATCAATACTCATAGTCTTCCTCCTCTAGGTCATCTTCAAACTTCTCTAGCCTGTTGATTAGTTTGTCTTCAAACCTGTCCAAGATTTCTTCTGAAGTAATCTGTAGAGATTCAAGAAGGTCGTCAGGATCGTAGAATCGCAACAGACGCTCCTTAATTTCTTCTAGTGTCAGAGACATAATCAACCAACTCCTTTAGTGTATCTATAGTATACCATAGAATGTTATGTTTGTCACACCATTCTGCCATAGTAAGTTTGGTACTTTTACTCACTTTCTGATTAGGCTTCATCAAGACAAATATGAGTTCTTGCGTCCACGGAATCGACCTAGAGATCGCTTTATACTTTTGTGTATCTCCTGCTCTAAAGTATCCTTTGCACTCAATGAGGTAACACCTGTCTCCTCTTTCGTACACGAAGTCTGGGGTGTACTTCCGTGGTATCTCGTACGGTACTTGGAAAGGTTCGTAGCTAAAACCAAATGGTTGTAAGTGCGTTGCAACATCTTTTTCAAACTCCGATCTAAAGTTACCTAGCTTAGATTTCCGCGACCTTCGGCTCATTGACCACCTCTGTTAAATATCTTGGACCACTTGAGTACAGGAAGGTTCGGACTCCCGGCCAGCAAGTATGCTTGTAAGGACAATAGGAGCAGCCTACGGCGAGCTTTTGATTTCCACTTTTGCCATCGGGTACTGTTTCGTGACAGACCTCTGGAGGCTCTGGCTGCTCCACTAGCTTTTTTACTCGTTCAATGTGCTCCTCTATGTCGTAAGAAATCTTTTCGTAGATAGGGGCTTGAGTGTCCTCTGAATCGTACATGAGATACGTCAGGTGTCCATTCTGTTTGTCCATTGCTAACCACCCAAACTTTGTTTCTCCTTCTGAGTGTGCATAGCCTTTAATCTGAGCAACGTATCCAAACGGATCATCAAAAGCGAGACTTCCATCCTTGAATTTCTTAAACCCAAAAGAGGAAACAGACTTAACGTCAGTGACAACGCCATCAATCTTGCAGTCCATAGAGCCTTTGATGCCTGCAACTTCACATTTCTTTTGTTCATCAGTAACCTCGTGTCCAGAGAGTCTAGTGAGAAACAGAAGCATCTCTTCGATCAAGTGTCCGTACATAAACTTGACGTATGTGTTAGGCGTCATCTCCTCTTGTACGTCAGGATTGTTCACAGCGTTCCAGAGGTACCTATCGTCTCTGCCTATGTTGGACATACGCAACTTACGTCCGTCACGCTCTTCTGTGAACAGGTTGGTCATAAGCCTCTTACAGTTTTCACCGAAGTGGTCTACTTCTGCTTCTAGATCGACACCCTCAGGTAACTCTTTAGATGAGACTACCTTGTATATGTCGTCTATCAGTGTGTGTATACTCATTTGTGTGACTCCATTAGACCAGCGATAGCAGCCTCTGCTTCCTCTGGTGTGCATTTAAACCATTCACCTCTACGGTCAAAGGTCTTCTCTAGGTACGTGTGTGCCTCTGATTCAGCAGACCTACGGTCAGAAACAGGCCAACTCTTGTACAGCGCGTAGTCTCTGAAGGGCGAAGACGTTTGGTAACCGTTGAGTCTGTCCTCTGAGTCTACAGCCATTCCTACTTTAACCCAGTCTCTGAAGTTAGGGTTAGTGATGATGTACACCTGTCCTTCTTTACTTAACTCGTACTTCGATAGACTGCTAAACGCTGCATCTTCAAAGGTCTTGTAGCGTCCGGGTTTGTACAGGGGATGTGACACAGGTATATACTTACCGTTTACCCACATTCTGTTTGGGTTGTTTTTTTTGTGCTGTTCTTTATTGTGTTTTTTCTTACAAGTAAGACACCTCCCGTCTAATCCGTCTTTGCTTCCGTTGTTTTTATGGAAATTATTTACTGTTTTTTCTTTTTTGCAAATTGTACATCTTTTTGTTTGCATATCAGTGTGTCTCCGCCCATGTTGTTCCGACCTTGTACTCTCCGTCGAGGGGGCACTTGAGGTCGAATGATATACCAGACGCCTTGAGGCACTCGACTGCAAGCCAGCCGTACTTCTCTGCTTGCTCTGTAACCACTTCCGATTGTATTTCATCGTGTATGTTCCCTATGAATTTGTAGTCGATCTTATGTTGACTGGCGTAGTCGTCTAGAAGCACTAAGGCCTTCTTCATCACGATTGCACCAGCGGCCTGTAGTAACGTGTTTAGTGCACTATGCTCTGACCTGACCCAGAGTTTCCTTCCGTCGAGTCCGACAAGGTGGCCCCTCCCAGCAGCTTTTCCAACTCGTTCTCGTAAGTCTTCAAGAGCAGGTGTGTTTCGTAAAAAGCGTTGCTTAAGTGTGCGGCCATCTTTCGCAGTTCCTCCGATGATACTTCCGATCTTTGAGTCTCCTGCTCCGTAGAGAAAAGCATAGATGAAAGTTTTAGCCTGAGGTCTTGTTTCCAGTCCTGCAGCCATTTGGTTTCTTGTGTGAATGTCTTCTCTAAGTAGGACATTTGTAAACTCCTCATCGTCCATGTAGTGAGCTAGCATACGTAGCTCTAGTCCACTAGCGTCAACACCCACTAGCTTACGTCCCTCTGGTACAATCCAGCAATCTCTGCACTCTTTGCCGTACTGAGAATTAACTGATGGTACCTGAGCCATATTAGGGTTTTGGTGCGTCATACGTCCTGTGATAGCACCGTTAGTTGTTACCCTGCCGTGTACCCGTCCGTCTTCCTCTACGTGTTCTATCCAAGAGGAGACTTGTGCGTACCGCTTTTGGAGTAGAAGGTATTCCAGTACAAGGACAGCTTCCGGTATATGCTTGTTCTCCTCAAGCGTCCGTTCATCGACCTGCGGCCTGCCTGACGGCGTGAGTTCCGACCATACCGCACCCTTAGCTTCAAGTCGTTCTGCCACTTGTTGACGCGAACCGGGGTTGAATACCGTAACCTTATCCTTAAGGCGCTTGCCTGTTTTCTCAGACCACCTCTCTTCAATAACCGGCGGGAAAACCCTCTGGAGTTCTTCCTCAATCTCATTCATACGCTCCTTAAACTTGGCACACAAGATGTGACAAAGGCGTTGATCTAACAGCCAACCGTTACGCTCTTGTCCCTGTATTACCCACTGAACATCGTGTTCCAAATCAATGCAGTTCTGAGAAAACCCTTGGAGTTCCACCTGTAGCTTCTTGTAGACAGCCTCAGTGACTTCTGTGTCTCTCATGCAGTAGTCAATCATCTCGGGAGTTAGTTGTGACCAGTCGTTGTGGTCTCCCTTCGCAAACCCGAGGATGTTTCCCCAGTTTCGCAGGGAGTGTCCACCAGATCGACTAGGATCACTAAGGCGAGACATAACAAGAGTATCCACAACAGACCCTTTATCAAAGGCCACACCCCAAAGACGATTAAGTACTGGAATGTCAAAGCCAATTCCGTTGTGAAATACCCAAGTAGCC